CGTTCATGTCGATTCCATCGACTTCTATATTAGTTAGATTATTTAAATTTGTCATATTGACTCACTTTCTTTAGTTTATACAAGTATTATAGCAGGTTGGACCACAATGTCAACCATTATTTTGCATTTTTATGATGTTTTTCCAATCTTTACGAGTTCTTTCATCATCAGGCTCCATCAGTTCAAGTTTAACGTTTCCTGCTGAATCTTCGCCCGCTTTCTGCATTTGTGCCCATATACCCGCAGTATTCATTCTTAGACCTTCCTGAGTCTTGCCACATATGTACCGACTACCACTACCACCAATAAAGATGAAAGAATCGGTAGTCTCTTCAACATCAACGATACCGCTGTTCACTCTCCACGAATCACCATCTAGATACCCACCTGACCAACCACCGAGTACTTTGTAAAACACTTTTTCTGTTTTACCACCGTTTACTTGTTGGGTAAACTTAATAACAACCCAGTTGTCTGGTGTGTAGAAACCCACCTCCTCTGGCGTGTAGTCACTCATTGATATAGACCTCATATGCCTCTAGAACTTTAATGGGCATTGCAAGGGGATTACGTTCAATGAACTGCATAAGCTGGTCCCATGACAATCCTAAGAATTCACATTCTTTATTCAATACGGTAGTAGCGCCTTTAATCTTCATAATATATCCTTTACTTAGCGTTTAACACTTCAAGTTCACCCATCACTTCTAGGGTATCCATAGCAATCAAGAGGCTAACAGTCTCTTCTTTAAAAGTCTTCCAGAACTTAGGATCATGCTCTTCGATGCTCAAGCTGTTGTGAAACATGTCGCAAGTCTTGAGGATTCGAATGATCTCAGGAGCCTCACGCAAACGCATCTCACACAACTCTTTACGAAACTTACGATTCCCAACATAGTCAGGAGTCTTAGTCATGAACCATACACCCTTCGCAATCTCAGGTCCAAAGAACCCTTCGATGCTCTCCATAGTAGCAACAGTGTCTTCAACAGTGTCATGAAGAATGGCAACTTGTATAGCCATTTGAATCTCTTCTTCAGTGAAAGTACCTTTGCTATCCATGTACTCTTCAACAAGATCAGCGACAGCAACAGGGTGAGTGATATACTCTTCACCAGTGTACTTACGCACTTGACCTTCGTGCATCTTTGTAGCATATTCTAGGGCTTTAATCATTAGTCTCTCTCTCAATTACTTCTATATAATAACAGGTTGGACCAGAATGTCAACCATTATTTTCATCTTTTTCGATTTTATTTCCATAATAATCGTGGGTGCCATCTCTATATCTTTGCTTTCTTTCGTCAAGAATCTGGGTGCTTACCCACAAAGCTTTGACACCATAGTATGTGATAATAGCGGCAATTAACAGTTCTAAAAATTCCATCTGTCTTTTCCTCTACTAACGTACAGTGATTTAAGGTACCACTTATTCTTATGAAAGAACTGGGCTGAAGTGTAGTCCACTTTCTTACCTGTCCAGTTGAATACTTCATCCTTATGCTCTTCCCACAGAGTTGAACACCACATTCTAAAGTCAGTCAACGGCTCACCAGCTAAAGGGTCTTTGATTTCATTCTCATTCATCATATTAGCTCCAGGTTTAGTCTCTATTTTACAAGTATATACCAAAACAACGTGAATGTCAAGTTATATATAAATAATTATAACAATCACAACAGGGGTTAACATGTCATCAATCACAGCCAAATCAGTTATGGAAAGATCACTTCTTTTCGCAAAATTATCAGCTATCGCATATCTCGCACCAGATGAAGCAAAACGAGGAGCAAGAGCCTTAGGCTTTACTACTACAGAGTTTTATGATAAATCAGGAGCGCAGGCTTACAGATTTCAAAACAAACACGATCTCGTAATCGCATGTAGAGGAACTCAGCCAACTGAGTTTGGTGATATTAAGGCAGACCTCAAAGCCATGCCAGTTCTAGCTGAAACTATCTCACGTGTACATCGTGGATTTAAAACAGAAGTGGATGACATTTGGCCTATGATATGTGAAGACATTGACCGAAAAGCTAACTTAGATCGTAAGCTGTGGTTCTGTGGACATTCGTTAGGTGCGGCTATGGCTACTATTATGGCAAGCAGATGTAAGTTTGAAGAACGATTGAATGACCCAGTGATGCTGTTTACTTACGGCTCACCGAGAGTTGGTTGGAAAGGATATTGTAATAGCTTAGGCGTTGTACATCATAGATGGAAGAACAATAACGATATCGTAACAACAGTGCCTTTAAAGATAATGGGATACACTCATCATGGTATGGAACACTATATCAATGCTTACGGTCAAGTCAGAAATCCAACTGGATGGCAAAGAGTAAAAGATAAGTTACGTGGCATATGGATGGGAATCAAGCAAGGTAAAGTTGATTCTTTCTCAGATCACAGCATCGATGAATACATCAAGCACATCACTGATCATCAAGAGTAGGATCGTAGAAAGTATAATTGCATAGAAGTTCTTCTCCTGGTAAGATGTCTCGTTTTGCCACCATGAAGAACCTACTATCTTTAGACTCTTTTTCGATATTATCGTTGATCGTACAGTGATTATAGAAAGCACCTAAAGGTGTACGCATCAGTCTATCACCCCAATAGAAGTGAGATAAGCCGATCTCTTGACCGGCTTCTATCTTTTCAACACACCATAGACCGAGTCCATGAATGTCTGATTTCTTAATTGTCACACAAGAAGGCAATGGTGCGTACATAGTATATTCCTTTCTATCGTTTGATACCTTTAACGGTTCGAACTATTTTGCTCATAAGCATTTTAATTATTGTGAAGTGTAGCAGTCCATGACCGTATAACCAGTGAAACGTGTGGTTCTTTTCAATTGCGGATTTATCGCCAAACTTTCTAGTCCAGTTATCTACGTACTCGCCCTTATATCTCAGCACAGCGTGAGTGATCTTAGTCTTTGACGAACCAACACAGCAAATACCTGCTTGTCTTGTGAGTAGCATCCACCAAAGTCTAATATCAGATTGCCCGCATAATCGCCATAGCACTGATAACGCATAGTCTTCGCAGTCTCCCTCAAACTTACCAGAGTCACTTTCTTTGCGAATGATTACCCATGCGTCAGAGGATCCGTACTGTTCTTTATCGTATCGATACTTCCACTTTTTGTTGAAGTCTGATACTATCTTATTCCTTTCTTTGTTAGTCATTTCTTAATCCTTTTACGTGTGTCCTATGTATTTTGCAATTTATAATTCCATTATAATATTCGTCTGACAGCAACACTTCTCTGTCAAACTGCTCTTTGGCTTCAAGGTACGACATTTCTCCTTTCGAATCACATAGATGTATAATCTCTCTATGAAACGAATCTCTACCGTTCTCTTCAAGTATTAGTTTTACTTCTTCGCTAGATCCAAAGTAATCTTTCCAATCTGATTCTTTGACTACTTTTCTCTTGCGGGTCTTGCCCTTAAGTGGGGCTAGTCTTCTTGTAGACTTGAATAGTTTCTTACCTACATATTTCTTTTTATTACTGAGGTCAGTAATGACATAAACAAATCCAACATACTCTTTGATCATCTCACTGGTGAACTCAACGTCACCGTAATTCCACATTAGTCCCAAGCCTCTTCGTCTTCGTCCCAATCTTCTAACATATCTTCAATATGCTCGATTTCGCTACCGCAAATAGGGCAAAACAATATGGGGTCTTCCATATTTAAAGTTTCTACTGTACACTCGCTTTCGCAATGGTCGCAGAAAAGTTCCTGTCTTTTCATAATTGGTCTACCTTTATGTTACATTTTTGTAGAAAATGAACGCCACTTTCATCCCTATACTTATGCTTGTAATAAACCGTAGTTATTCCACTAGCATATATCATCTTAGCGCATTCGGTGCAAGGAGCGTGGGTAATGTACATTGTACCGTTTTCGCCACTCTCGTTTGATTTTGCTAACTTTGCGATAGCATTGGCTTCAGCATGGATTACCTCTGGCTTAGTTCTAAGTTTATATTCCTTAGGAGACTTTTCGCCTGGTGCTATGTAGACATGTTTACTAGTAGGCAATTCGTCTTCTACTTCATACTCACACTCGTTAGTCCAACCAGAAGGCATACCGTTATAACCAATAGAGATGATTCGATTATCTTTTACAACAATCGAACCAACTTTTAGTCTGACGGCAGTTGACAGAGAAGCGAACCTCTCTGCCGTATCCATGTAAGCACTCTGCCACTTATCCATTAAGCCGGACAGCCTTGTCCATCAAGACCGCAAACTTCACCCTCAGATGTGTTTTCGTCCCAACCCCAATCGCCTTCCATGCCGTTAACTGAATACTCAGTAACTCTCTTCTCAAAGAAGTTATCATGTGAAGCACCGTTGAGTACCCAATCTAGCCAGGGCATAGGATTCTCTTTTACACCAAACTTAGGCTTCATGCCTAACTGTAGCAATCTACGGTCAGCAATGTGTCGAATATACTGCTTTACTTCTTTCTCAGTAATACCTTCTTGATCTTTACCATCAAACGCTAGTTTGATAAACTTATCTTCTAGTTTCACTGAGTTGGCAGCCATCTCATAGATTTTAGATTTCAACTCATCGTTTACGATACGTGGATGCTCTTCACAGAACTCACGGAACAACTTAGCATTGCCTTGTACGTGCATAGTTTCATCACGAATAGACCACTCGACAATTGTGCCCATGCCCTTCATCTTACCAAAGCGTTGAAAGTTTAGTAGCATTACGAACGAGGCAAACAATGACATGCCCTCATTGAATACTGACTGTGCCACAACTAAGGCAAGACCTGTGTGAGTATTGATGTTACCCTCTTTCATAAAGTCTAGCTTATCTGCCATCTCAGAGTATTCAAGGAAAGTGTGAAACTCTTCGTCTGGCAAACCTAGCGTGTCATTCAGTAAAGCATATGCACGTTGATGCACACCTTCACGATTAGCAAATGACGCAAGCATGTTGCGGATCTCATTATTCTTAAACTTTGGAATCATCAGTTCGTGATAGTTCTCACCAACCTGTACATCTGACTGTGTGAACAATCGCAAAATTTGTGTTACGAAATCCTTCTCATCTTCACTCAGTTTTGTTTTCCAGTCTTGAACGTCTTCGCTCAATTCTGCTTCGTCTTCTACCCAATGAATCTCTTCATGCTTTTTTGTTAGTTCTACTGCCCACGGGTACGCAAACGGGCGATAGCTTTTTGATAAATCTAATAGTGCCATATTTCTTCTTTCCTTTATATTTGTTATTTGTGTTTAGCCTTCACACGCTCGGCATTCATCGCCTTCTTCTACATCTAATGGCTTATTTAAAAATTCCATCAATTCATTGTATCCACCAACATACTCACCTGAAATATAGATTTGCGGAACACTCTTGACATCTTTACGTCCAGTTACTTCTGCGGCTGTCTTGCCGATCTCTTTGAGGTCTATCTTATCATAAGGAATACCTCGTAACTTTAACTCTTCCATTGCCATAGAACAGAACGGACAATCTTTCTTAGAATACACGATAGTACGCATATCTCCTGCTAGTGCTACTCGCTCGACTTTCTCACTAACATTCTCTGCACGTTGTTTTGCTTCTGTACGCAGATAATACAGACCTTTTAGACCTTCTTTCCATGCACGTAAATGTACTTGATTGACATACGATTTAGGTGCGCCTGATGGGAAGAATAGATTCACAGATTGACCTTGACAGATATATTTTTGTCTGTCTGCGGCATGCTGTACAACCCAGTTTTGATCTAGTTCATCGGCAGTCTTAAAGATTGCCTTTTCGCCTTCTGTCAGGAAGGGCAGGTGTTGAACTGAACCTTTTCTAGTAATAATAGAAGTCCAATTAGTGTCATTGTTTTCTCCTTTGAGTTCAAGCACTTCTTCTAGATACTTGTTCTTCACTAAGAAAGAACCAGCACGTGTACGATGTGTGTATGCATTAGCTTTCAATGGCTCAATAGACGGAGACGTTGAAAGAATAACACCAGAACTAGCATTAGGTGCGATAGCAAGAAGATGTGAGTTTCTACGTCCACTGCCTACACCATCAAGATAGTCACCACGTTCTTCAGCAAGTTTCTCTGTCTCTTCTACTGCTTGACTCTTAATGTGATTGAATACTACATCGTTAATCTCTTTCGCTAGTTCAGACTCCCAAGCCACTTTGTGCTTCTGTAGAAGTGAGTGAAAGCCCATTGCACCAAGACCAATACTACGTTCTCTGGCAGCCGAGTATTTCGCACGTGTAATAGTGTCGGGTGCATTCTCAATAAAGTATTCTAATACATTATCAAGCATACGAACCAAATCTTTTACAATAGACGTATCTTTCCAATCATCATAATACTCTAAGTTCAACGAAGATAGACAACACACCGCAGTACGTTCAGCAGACGTTGGAAGATGAATCTCATTACACAAGTTAGATCCATTGATCTTCAGACCTAGATCCTTAAGAGGCTGAGGTAGATCATTGTTAGCAGTATCAATGAAGTTTAGATATGGCTCACCTGTACGAAAACGAATCTCCATGATACGTTCCCATAGCTTACGGGCATCAACACTTTCTTTAACTTTGCCATCTTTCGGGTCTTTCAGATCCCAAGTGCCGCCATTACTTACAGCTTCCATGAATGCATCTGATACATTGATTGCGTTATGTAAGTTAAGTGCCTTACGTTGAACGTCACCTGTCGGAATTCTCATGTTCAAGAACTCGATAATATCTGGGTGAGATACGTCCATATATGCCGCATAAGAACCCTTACGAGTCTTACCTTGACGATACGCAATCATATCAGCATCTACTGTATGTAAGAATGGCATAGGACCAGGTGCAATATCGCTTACTGTACGAACATCAGACCAATGACCACCAACACCACCACCGTAGACTGACAACCATCGCAATTCAGCAGTATGATCAATTAGACCTTCTAGAGTGTCTGGTACATAAGTTAGAAAACAAGAGATCGGCATGCCTTTGCCTTGCTTAGATCCATTAGGAGCATTTGATAATACGGGTGACGCAAACATGAACCATTTGTTCGATACATAGTTGTACAATCGTTGTGCTAAATCTTCATCCATATCATCTTTGTATTTTGACCACGCAGTAGCGGCACGTTTGTATGCCTCTTGAGGTGATGATTCATACTCTGTTAAATAAAAATCCTTAAGCATACCTACAGCGTAGTCTGCTAAAAGATCATCTTTACTCTTGTCTATTCTTATAGTCATCTTTGGTTCCGTTCTAAATGGCCATCTCTGCTTTGATGGCACTTAATGGGTTATAATTATCTAGCTGGAAGTCAGAGACGTCCAAGCCCAGTACTTCTTCAAGAGAAGAAAAGTCTTTAATGATATTCAGTGTGGGTAACTCTTGCGGGGTTCGCTGTAGTTGTGTGTTCACTGCTTCATAGTGTGTAGTATATATATGTGCATCCCCAACCGTAAGTACGAAATCCTGTACTTCTAAGTTGGTTATTTTTGCTATAATATGAGTCAATAAAGAGTAGCTTGCAATGTTAAAGGGTACACCTAAAAACAAGTCTGCGCTTCTCTGATACATCTGACAACTCAATTTTCCATTACTAACATAGAACTGTGCCAATGTGTGACACGGTGGCAAAGCCATCTTGTCGATCTGATTAGGATTCCATGCACTTAGAATCAATCTACGACTGTCTGGGTTTGTCTTTATCTCATTGATAAGCCACTCAATCTGATCAGTACCTTTAAGATGTGGCGCACTATTGTAAATCTCACCGCCAAAGTTTCTCCACTGAAAACCATAGACTGGACCTAACATTCCGTCAGAGTAGCCAAGTTCTTTGCCTTGATTCTCTGCATTGTCAGTCCAGATAGTTCTCTTCTCAGTTAGTTCTGATCTATCTTTTCCATAAGTTATTTCTGCTAATCTACGCTCGTTCATAGAGCCTTCGAGAAACCATAGTAACTCACCGACAACTGACTTCCAAGCTAACTTCTTAGTTGTAACAGCCGGAAAGCCTTTTGTCAAGTCAAATCGCATCTGATAGCCAAAGATACTTTTAGTACCTGTACCAGTGCGATCAGTTTTTTCCTCGCCTGAGGACAATACGTCTGCTAACGCTTTCAAATAAATGTTCATAGTGATCTTCTATACTTTTCAATTCGTAAGTTCTTATCTACATCGTAGGATTTAAAGTATAGTTCGAAGTCTACTAAATCACTTATACGAGTATCACAATCGTACACTCCATTGATACGACTAATCCACACTTCTTCACACATGTACATTAGTTCATCAAACGTATGTTTACCGCCAATGATCCAAATGTCTTGATTAAACTCTTTAATGTGCTGTTCTACTGATTTAACTGAATGTAATACTACATTAGGACCAGCTGGTATATTTTGAGATGATATAACAATGTTGTAACGATTAGGAAGAGGCTTAGGCATCTTATGATCGTTCCACGTTCTTCTGCCCATAATTACAACATCACCGTCTGTACACTTTTTAAACCACCTTAAGTCTTCTGAGTTATGCGCCCATGGCAGAGTACCCGTCTTGCCAATTCCATTTTCTCTATCACATGCAAAGATTGCTCTGATCAATTCACTTCTCCATCCATTAGCATTTTCTCCAATATGTAAGTTGTAACTTGCCCTCTAAGCCAGAGAACGTATTATTATCTATAATTAACTCAAGTGAAGCTTGCGTTACTCCAGTCATTATAACATCATTTATATCTTTCTGCAATACATTTTTAGGCCAGATACAAACTTTATATCCTCTATCTAGGCACTTTTCCATACGTGCAACGATCTCTTTGTTTCGAGGCTCATTGTCGAATATGAAGACTGCATTCTCTGTACTCTCTAGTCCACTTGCATTGCCATCGGCGCCAGCCATAGCAACTGCATTACTCAGAAACAGACTGTCGATAGGACCTTCTGCTACGTAATACTTCTTAGAAAAGTCTACATCATCTAAGCCAAAAACTTTAGGCATATTCTCATCAATCATGATAGTGATGTATCTTAACTCATCATTACCAAACGCCCTAGCATTAAAGCCAAATAGATTACCTGCTTTGTCTATGAATGGCATTATCAATCTAGGCTTATCGTTCTCTACAGTAGGAAGCTTGCCAGGTATGATCGAATTTACCCACTCATTAAATTTTGGTGCGTAGTATAATTTATATTGTTTCGATGCTGGGATCTGTCGATTTTGCACATAAATCTTACTTTTATGCGAATAATTTAGCTGAGATATCTTTTTTATTTTGAGTAGAGGCGAGCCCTTCTTACGAAAGTTGGGCGCTTTCATTTGAAGCTTATCAAGAGGCTTGATTGGTTCTTCTTTCTTCTTCTGAAAGAGTTCCCTCTTCTGTCCCATCTCTAGTGCAGTATCGATCACATACTCATTGAATAAGTTATGGTCAACTGCTCTTAAGAAGTTACGCATCCCGTGAGACGCATTACAGTTATGGCAGTAGAATATTGCGCTATTGTCTTTCTCTAGAATCCACCCACGTGCCTTCATCTTCGACTTCTGTGAATCGCCACAGATAGGGCAACGAAAGTTTGCTCTATAAGGAGAATGTGATTTTATTGAGAAGCGTTCTAGGCGAGTAGACAAGATGCCAGAATACTTTAGGTCTGTAATATTCAAATGAAACTCCGCTGTTGTATTAGACTATAAGTGTCATTATACACTATTGGAGCGTGGTGTCAAGACATATTATCTGAGAATATGTAAAAAACCTTCTAGTTCAGCTAATAGGAATCCCACAACGGTAGCGCCACCTAACATGACCCATTTCCACTTCTCTAGTGTAGTAATACGATCATTCATCTTGGTGATGTATTGCTCACTTCGCTCATCATGTTCTTTAAGAAATGTCATGAGAGTGTTGTGGTGAAATTCTGCTGTTTCCTTGTTTTCAGCATCTTTTTGAGAGATTCGTTTGTGAAGTAAATCTACCTCTTTTTCTGCTAGCCGCTTACGCTCTACTAGATCCAATTCGGTGTCTTTGATCTCGCTTGCATGAACTGCAAGTATCTGGGAAATACCATTAGTCGCATCAGCAATCTTATCGATTGCGATATCAAGTCTACCTAGTAGACCTTGTATATTAGATACGTCTTTCTTAAGGATCTCAACGTCTGTCCTGACAGTATTTAAATCGCTCATTTATTAACCCTTGGTATTTGCGCCGAGTAAAGTCACTCGGTCTTTGAATCTTTTCACAACTGGAGAAGACTTCTTACGCTTCTTCTGTTGTGCTACACTAACACCGGGTTCTCCGTCAGCTCCAACTCCAATTCCTGCGATATTTCCACCACCTGCTGAATTAGCTGGAGCATCTTCTTCAAATGCCCGTTCAAATAATTGATCCACATCAAACTGCGTGGATTCGACAAGTGACATATATTCCATTAACTTTTCTTCAAGGTGCTCTTCCGTGAGAGTTTCTCCTTGATCTAAAATGGTACTGTGTTCTTTTATGAGATAGAGAGCCGCGGCGTAAGACCCAAGTCTTGTTTTACCGCCAGGTACCTTCTCAATCAATCTCTTTAATTTAGTAATCATGATGTCGAATATTCCATACGCATCCTTCTCTTCACGTGTCGTAAAGTCTCTGCGCTTCTTTAGCTGTACACCTTTATCGTCAATAATGCCCAACTCATGCGCCTTCCATTCAGTAAACGGCGTAGCGAGTCTGCGGATAAATTGATATACTAAAAAAAGATCGACTATCATAATTCTCTTAACTCTTTTATAATTCTAAGGTCTAAAGGTATCTCGGATGATATAATTTTCTTATCACTATATTCTACTACGTCAGGCATGAAAGCTAGAAAGACTACAAAAGGTTTTAAAAACTGATGATAGTCTTCTAGTTTGTAAAATAACATAGTGGTCGCTGAATAACCAAAACAGTTATACAATACGGTTAGATGATTCAATATCAGTCTTACCTTTAAATCGTCATCGTCATCATATCGCTTAAACAATCTTTTCAGATGTTGAAATCGTTTAAGATCGTCATAAAATTCTTCTGAAGATGCGGCCATTCTAATATCGTAATATTTGGCAGCATACAACAAAAAGCTGTCTTCGTCAAGTTTCATAGTTTATTCACCTTTAGTTATAATACTGAAGAGCTTTATTGCTCTCCAGTATATTTATAACTATCAGCGGATTAACTATCAGCTACAACTGCGTCTTCGTCAGCAGTAACACCAGTAGTACCAGCATCGCCTGCAGTGGCTGCAGTAACACCCATAGCTACAAGAGTTTCGGCTTTGTGTCGAGTTGCGCCAGTTCCATCAGTGTAAGTTGAATAAAGATTCCACCCACCAGTATTTAGACCCTTTGCTTTGTTAGCCGCTATACCTGCTTCAGTGATATCGACAAAGTAACATTTTGCGTTGTCAGCCGTACTCAAATGAGACGGAATATCTGCATCAACGTCTGTGTTTCCCCATAGTGCCATTTTATTTCTCCTTTTAAATGGTTCTTAGTATTTATTGAACGTAACAGTTCAGTTCGTATTTTGCGCCCATGTTATACACTTGAATTTGTAAAAACTTGCGAGTGGGCTTGCCATTCTTAGTTAATTTGATAGAGTATCTGTTAGTTTTGTCTTTACTTGGCTTTTTAGGACCAGTAGCGACTTTATCAGACCAATCATCTTCATCAACGTCATAACCTTGTTTCTTAGCGACTGCAATTGCTTCTTGTACTGCACCGCTAAAAGTATTGTGATGTAGCTTGTAGCTAGGTGCTTCTTGAAGGTTCTGTTCAGCCATTAGTTCATTAGTAACTTCTTCACCTAACATCTTAGACGCTTGCTTAATACCTACAGTTTGAAACTTTCCAGATTCATCTGTGATACGAAACGAGAATTTACCGTTATCGAAGTTAATATCTACATCAAACTTTTTGTTGCCTTTGCCACGTATACCAGTTGCAGAGATAGAGCCTTTAGCTTTACCTTTCTGAATTTGTGGTGGTCTAGCTTCTTGAACAACCTCTTCATTATAACCAGGCTTAATAGCTAAGAGACCCATCTTAGATTTAGGCACTTTTAGCATCTTGGCAGCCTTCATCTTGGCTCCGTATAGATCATTTGCTTCACTCTTTTTGATCTCTACTTTTTTACCGTTATAAATTGCTACCCATCCAGCCATCTTAGATTCATCAAGATTTTCTGGGCTATGTGGCTTACCACACGATTCACAGATTTTCTTTCCGCACTCACATCCGCAATCACAATAATCTTCTTCAGCTTCATTGAGTTGCTTTTTTAGTTTCTCAATTTTTTTCTGAATAGCAAACTTTTTCATTTTGACAGAAGAAGTATTGCCAAAGAAACTCTTAAGATACTTCTCTGCTTGATCAATTTGCTTTTGAATCTTAGCCTTGTCTACTCCCTCAGTTAGAGGCGTAGTATCAATTTCCACTGATTCGCTAAATCGCTTATTGGATCTAAGTGCTTTATCTAGCTTATCCATAGACGCTCTTGGACCTGAAACAATAAAGTCAGTGCCCTTTGGAGTTCCTTTGATAATCATCTTAAATTGGCCGACAGATTTAATAAGCTTTTCAAAGTCATCTACGTCTTTATGTGGAACAGCTTTGAATGTTACTTGATCATGACCAGGAGTACGCCTTGCTTCATCCAGTTCAACTTCTTCACGCATAGTTTTCAGAGCATGTACCATATCTTTGTATGATTTACTCATTGCAGTTTGAAGTTTCTCTTTAGTATCTGGCTTACGAAAAGAAGCAAACTTCTTAAGTGCAAGTTCAATTACTTTTGGAGGTAACTTAGCTTTCTTACCGTCAGCAAATTGAATAGGAAGATTACCTCTCACGTCAGCCGCTTTACGCAACTGCATGATAATGTTCATCTTAGCGCCAGCTTTATCTTTGTCAGTTGCGACCATATCAAAGTCAGCAGGATCAAACTTCTCATTCACATCTTCGTTTTGACGCTTAAGTACCGCCCTAACTTGTGGATGATCAGACAATCCTTTTTTCATCTTCTCAATAGCTTTGACTGCACCAGTCATGTTGCCACCAGCATAGCGTTTATCAGACGCAATACCAATCGCTTGCTTGACATGCATAGGACTAAATCTTTCGTTTAGTTCGTTAGTCATTTAGTCCTCCAAAGCTTTAGAAATTGCTTTTCTGCGTCTGTGTAAATACTCATCTGACTCATCTTCATCACCGTCATTGTCGATGTCTTTGTCTTTACGATCATCAAACTTCTTTTTAACAGCTTTAGGATTTACTGGATCAATCTCTTCTTTCTTAGCTTTAGGCTTGTATGAAGATGATACTGTGCTACAGCTACTTTCGTATACTTCACTCAGACTCTTTTCAACGTCTGCGATAGTCTTACATGACGCATCACAGCCAAGACTCTTCTTAGCATAAGCAATGAGTTTAGCATCTGGACCAGTCATTTCAACATCGTTACCACCCATAGAGGATGAAGCGATTTTCTTTACTTTGATACCAGCTGGTGCCTTACCAGTGAATGCTTTTACCTTAATCGTAGCTTCATACATTACATCTTCAACTTGTACTTTACCACCGTCTTGAACGAGTTCAATTTCTTCGTGTTGAGATTTTGAAGCGGCTTTTACAGCAGTTTCTACAGACTTGGCTGCCTTATCTTTCGATGAGATCATGCCAATTTCTGGAGTCACATCAGCAACTTTAGGCATCTTAGTGTCGCCGTCACCTGGTTTAGTTTTATCTACGCCACGTGATGCTACTGCTTCTGATACTTCTTCAGGCTGTGCTTCTACTTCTACTTCGGCTTCTGCAACAGGCTCTGCCTCAGGCATCTTGTATCCCTGAGAAGCGACTTTAGCAGTGAAAGCATCTACCATACCTGCTGGCAATGGCCGAATATTTTCTGGTTTCTTAAACATGAGTTTCTCCTTTAATTATTTTATGTTACTATTTATTAGTTATCTACTTTGGCACTGGCTCGCCATTGATAGCAAGACCAGTACTTAGCTTTCCACTTTGGACCTGGATTGTCACAACCGTGTCTAGCCCTAAAACTTTTTCTTCTTGCAGGATCATCTCGTTTGATTTCCATGTTCGGATCACCAAATTGAACTTTCACCACGTTACCTTTATCATTTTTAGCGTATACGCCAAACTTTCTCTTAGAACCACTGGGTAGTCGAAACGGGTCGTTTAGCGTAACCTTTCTTCCTTGATACTCAGATTCTTCTAAAACTAAATCTGCATAGATGTCGCACTCTTCACATACGGCATCAACAGCTTCTTCGTTATATCTTTTAAAGCTTTTCATCATTGTGCGTCCCAATATGTCTTGTCAAGTTCACCAGTTGCAGGTGGGTTACTAGTTTTTCTACACTTGATATATGTCTGTCTAGCGTTACCACCAGGTAAAGTAAATGTTCGAATACCATTAGCGATAGTGCCAGGAGTATCTGAATAAGTGTCAGATGCAGTTGCGGCATTATCGTATTCCCACTCAGTGTTATTAGTAACTGTAACCCAAGCCATTACTCTTCTCCGTCTTTGTTCATCATATATCGATGAGCAGAGTTTAGATAGTCAGCGGCTTTGGTGATCTTGTTCTGAACCCACTCTGGCAGATTGTCTTCATCGTCAAACATGCCTATCATGTGTTCTGCATCTGCAAGTACACCTCTAAGTTGAGTCTTAGCCATGCCACCCTCATTATCGTACTCGCCTGAGTCTTTTGCTTCTGTTCTAAAATCGCTAAACTTTTTAATCATCGTACTATCCTAGTAGTTTCTTTAACGTTGCAGGACCAGCTACTCCATCAGCAGTCAACCCATTTGAGGCTTGCCAAGCTTTTAACGTGCGCTTAGTGCCAGGTCCAAAAATACCATCAGAGCCAATTCCTAGTGCTTTCTGTACAGCCGCAACAGTGTCTCCTCTGTCACCAACGCCTACAGTTGTATGCTTCACGCTAGACTTTTTAGTAGCAGGAATCTTTCCACCCATAATTTCAATAGCGGCTTTGTAACGCTTAGTTCTATCAGCAAGTCCAATATCACCACCGTTGATCTTCTTAGTCATTTTAACGATATCGCCTTTGTCTGCGATAGCATTTAACTTAGATGTCTTCCAGAACCAACATGCGCTTTCGATAGCACCCTTTTCAGTTGCTACGTATTCAGCGGCTTGTTCAGCAGACATGTTAACAGTCTTACCAAACTTAGTATAGTTCTCACGACCAGTAAGTTGCTTTAATCCACGACCTCTAAACAACCACCCGTCACCGTCTTTAACGTTGCCCATCTTGTACTTACGAAACTCATCCATATATACGTAGTTGGCAATCATCTCTGGGTTACGTGCATACTCTTTTGCGTTACGCTTTGGTGACTTACCAAAGTAACGTCCGAATACTCTATTCAATGCACTCTCGCTATAGTTCAAGTTTTCTTCTAGTGACTTGAAGTTGTTGCTTTCGTGGGCACATTGTGCTATAAATCCAGCCATTCTTTCTGGCGTGTTGATGTCGTACTTAGGAAAGATTTCTACAATCGCATCGTACCACATATCTACTTTTGAGTTGCCAGGAATCATTGCTGCCAGCATCTCTTTTGTTAGTTCAAATTTACTCATTTTATTTTTTCTCCAAAACATTTTCATTTCCTTCGTGTATCTTTTTTGTGAAAGTCTTTGGGTAGCTGTACACGTGTTTTAATAATTCATGAACTTTCACATCTGCTTGCATGATATCTATATTTCCACCTACATTTCGAGCGGCTAACCATCGATGATGTCCGTCAATGATATAGTTATCTTTACTCACAATCAGAGGTTTTGCTTGACCAAGAGTCTTGATCTTAGCGATTGCCCCTACAATCTTATCTTTGTTAAATTCTTTCTGAATAGGCTTTAAACTCTTAGCAGGAACTTTAGTCTTTTTTACAGCAACGTTATTCTTCTTCAGATGCTTGATAAGTCCATCATAATCCTTCGATCTTACTTGAGGCATCTTGTCTCTTGTAAAACCGAGAGTATCTGTGGACTTAGGTTCATAGACCTTAAGTTCTGTCACAAAGTTCCTAAACTTCTTCATACCTTGATCACTTTACTAGATGTACCAAAGTTCTTCTTACGCATGATAGTCTTGTTGACTACTTCGTATTCGTCTTTTTCGCTATCATAGTTGATTACGATAGGTAAGTTCAAATCTGCTTGAATGTCCTTAAGTACTGCTTCGATGTCAGGATTTTGACGAATGTTCTTTGCTTTGTTCTTTGCAATCTTTTTGAATACTCGCTGAAGTTCTGCAATAGTGATAGCAGGCTTATTGCGTTCATCATTCATACGATCAGCAAAGTGGCGAGTGAATTCTACGTCAATACCAAACTTGTCAAGTAATCTATCTGCAAACCTTTCTAAGTCATTCAACTGCTTCTGAGTAACTTCTTCTTCGAAGTGTGCTTCAAATAGATCATCTACTGACTCAGTGACAGTCTCGCCAGGAGTATCTTTCTTGTAACGCTTAGTGACTTTTTCAGTACCTCTATCACCAGCACCGCCTTGTTCGAATACATAATCACTAGGCACCATATCTGCTAATGTTCTGCCGTCAACGCCTGCGTAACTTTTTGCGATTTGTGCGGCATAGTATCCTACGCCATGTCTAATCTTACCCTTCGATTCTTTCTTTTTTCTATCGAGTAGAGTTATCAAAGTTTTCGTTGCTTGTTGATAGTTCTTTCTGTTAGTAATAGAACCTAGCTTAGACTTGATAAGGTCTTGTGTGCTTCTTTTCTCAGAGATAAACTCTTCGAATGCTTCGTTTACATCTTCCTTTAATGCGGCCCTTACTTGCTGTACCTTTGTTTCCATATCTCGTATTTCGCCTTCGATATCTTTACGTTGACGGAAACGGCTCTTTTTAATTAAGTCGGCTAATTGAGTTTCGAAGGAAGCAAGCTTACGCTTTAGATCACGTTCGGGTTTTCCTTTATACGGATTTTTAAGTGCTTCGGTAACGTTTTCAGTCTCTTCTTTACGCACTTTAGCGGCTAAGTCTGCGTCTGCTTTGCCCCAAGTACCAGATGATTTAGTGATGAAAGAGTTTACACGTGCAAAGCCCCATTGCTGTGGAGTCGTACCAGGTCTGTGACCAGTTTTCCAAGCGGCGATGCCTCTGTTATAAACTTGACGTAGAATACCTAATGGCATGCCAGACTTTTCAGCTTTCTTCTTAAGACCTTCATTACCTTTTGCTTCATCTAGTTCTACTTGATCAAATACATCATTAGTAGTCTCTTCGATGAATGCAATCAGGTCTTTTTCTGATTGAAATTCTTCTTTGTTTACTTGCGTGATCTTCTTACGCAACTCTCTAGTAAGCAGTCCGTCCATTTCACGCTCATGCTCTTTAGATAAGTTTGATCTTTCATCTTTATGCTGTTTCTTTAGTCTCTTCTCAGCATCGGTATTAATGCTTATCTCATCTAGTTCAACTTCTTCTTTTCTTGAACGAAATGCACGAAAGCGGCGATCTAATTTGATTTGACCTTCTTTGTTAAACATCTGATGATATCTCTTAGTGTGCTTAGATGTCTTAGTCTCTGAGTCTGCATCACCAGGTGCAGGTTTATATGCAGAGTTGTCATCATCATCTTTTTTACCGTGCTTCTTGAAATGTGCGTCACGCTTATCTTTAGTTGACTTGGCTAAACCCTTGTAATATACTGCAGGCTGTGTACCCTTCTTATCTTTGATATCTGGGTCTTGTCCTGTAGTGGGCTCTTCAAAAAGTTGTGCGAACTCTTCATTGAATAGAAATGATTCAAACTCTTCGTTAGCACTTTTCTTGCCTGATAGTTTAGCTAGGTCAGCTTTACGTACTTGCGGAAGCAATTTCTTAGCGATTCTATCAATAGCAGATTTCTTCTTAGCGACACGTTTATCGATAAGCATCTTCTCTGATGGAGACAAAGTTGCGTACTTCTCGCCTTTCTTGCCTGCTACTTTTTTACGAATGATTTTGATTGCGGCTTTTCTTGCACGTGACTTTAGTTTGTCCATAGTAGCGGCTTTCTTAGCCATACGTCTACGACCTTGAGCAATCTTCGATTTAAACTTACGCATGGTAATTGCTCTCATGCGTCTTTGCTGAATAGTCAATGCTTCATCTAGTTCTAGCATTTCTGCAATCTTCATTCCGCCACGTACCATGTCATATACATCTTGTGCATCTGATTGGAGTCTGCGAGGTAGACCTGTTTTGAATTTTTTGAAATCGCCTTGTGAGGCTGCAACTCTCATTTTGGACGCTGACATGCCGTCAACTCCTTCAGAATCTGGGTCACGATCACCAGCAGATACGATAGAGATATTGTCGAATGTATAGTCTTTGCCGTTGTATTTGTTTAGAAGATCATCAAACTGTTTAATGCGATCTTGTCCAACTACCAAAATAACTCTGGAGAACTTCTTCTGTAGTTCTTGCATGATTTGAATGATAGTGCGGGCATTTGACTTAACAATGAGTTTATTACCAAATGCTTTCTTTGCAAGCATGATCTTGTCATCGTAATCTAACGGATTCTTCTTAGCGTCTTGGCTATGAGATATGTAAATGAGAGGTGTTGCACTTTCTTGTCTAGCAACAGATTTGATTTTGTTGACCAGCTTTTCGTGACCAACAGTGATTGGATTCATTCTACCCCAACCTAAAACGACTGCTTTATTAGGAGCCTCTTCAAGTTTAGGATTGATCTCAATCGCATTCTTTACTAGAAGTTCATCTTTGACCTTCTTAGTAGTTTTTTTCGTAGCCTTCTTTGGAGTTGGCTCTTCACCAGAATTTGCTTCTGGCTCTTCCATAGATTTGTCTTCCATTTTTCTTCCTCTATCGTAGGTTTACCGTAGTCTTACTACAACGATTTGTTATGTACTATTTATAAATTACAGTAGTTCCTTACTGTCTTCCCATGCCTTTTGCACACTAGATAAATTTTTTCTAGCAACCTCTACTTCGGTGTGTGCTTTTAGTTCTAATACTTCAGCATTGATACGCTTATCTCTTAGTATTTGATATTTTTCTTCTGCTTGACGTACCATTTCCGATTGGTTATGAACTCCACGTCTTGCGTCTTTTTCTGCTTGAATTGCCTGTATTGGGTCTACAAAAATCTCTTCTGCAATTGGCGCAACAAAGGCATCTACTGGCATTAAAGGATGCTCAATGTCTGCTTGTCCCCATTCTTCTTCAAGTTCTGCGTCTACATAGATAGGATCTAAGTTTTCTTCTGAACTGGATAAGTGGTCACTAAGCCGTTCAATTAAGACGGATTTGGTAAGTCTTCTATCCAGTTCAATGCCAACTGTACGTCCATAATCTTCTAACTCACGCTTTGTCATATCAACGAAATTCATAATTAGTCCTCTGATTTAACTAACGTAAAGATACCATAAGCGATTGCGCCATATGCTGCCCAACCGACTAGACCTTGAAACATAAGTGCAACTACACCAACTGCGATAAGAACTCCACCATCCCAAGATGTGCGTTCCATTAATCTGTTTTTTAACCAATTCATATTATTCTCCTTTAAATTCGAAAGCAGGCATGAAGCCCGCTTTACGTTAAGACTTCGTATTACTATTTAGCGTAACACGAACCGATGATAATGCCATTTTCTTTAAAGGTCTCGATCCAGAATCGAATGCGACTATCGTGACACATAAAGCCACGATAAAATATTTTAGCTTAATAAGTTTTATACATTGTATGTTTATATTCCGAAATCTCTCGGGCTTTTTCATAGTATCCTAATTCTCGTAATTTTTTGATAGACATGCAATAGCTTCTATATTCCATTGCTTTCATAAATCTTTTTATCATTCTATTTCTCTAACATTAATCGTTTTGCTTCTTCGTGCATGCCCATTCGTGATAGTTCAGATGCGGCTCTTGCTCTACCGGCTGATTCGCCAATCGACCACATTGTGCCCCAAAAACCAGAAAGAGGTGCGAATGTAAATTTCAAAATTGCTTCAGTCATTATACCCAACCTCGCAAGTTTGGATTATCTGATCTATCTGGAGAATATTTGCCAATTGATACTGAGTGGATTAGTCCTCTATGCAGACCAATGTCTGATAGTTCTTTGTCTGTAAGTTTTGATAGTTGATTATATGTTTCTCTATAAGTCTTGCGGTCTTCGAAGTATCTCACTACTTTGTAGATGTAAGCAGATAAGAATGAGAAATCTAAAAATCGTACTGCGGCTAATACGTGCGCCATTATGTAACCTTTCGTATGTGATAAATGTGTTATGTCAATCTTGTTGACGCAAATATTTATACAAGAAAAGTTGATTTTTACTCTAAATTACAATGACATTTCCGAATACCCGTGATGCATCGTCTGCATCTGTGACAACCTGACTTACTTCTGCCAGCCCTTAATGTAGTCTGGAGAAAAGTTAGCATTACTAAACTGTAGTCTGTCTACTAGTTTGACTGCATTTTTACCCATGCGATCAATAGCAACAAAGCCTTCTTGCTCAGTCACTTTGTATCCGTCTTTAGTTTTGAGGAATGTTCCAACTGTTTTTGCTTTGTCGAGTTTTCTGATAATCATCAACTTAGCATCTACAATTAGATTGTATAGTTCAAACAGTCCTACGATCTGAGATTTATCTGTATTAGAGAAGTAAGACATGATCTCTTTACGCTTCTCTTCTTGACTAGCTTTGCCCTTCTCAGATTTCCTCTTATCGATTTCTTTCTGGTAGTACTCGTAGATGTATTCCATTAGACCAGAGACGAACTTAGAAGGACTATCAATCTTCTGACCTGCACGAACTTGAACGTTAACGTATGTCTTCACTCTTACAAGTAAATCTTCGTTCTCTGTAATGCCATCAAAAGTTGCTTTGTTAATTTTGTTGAACTGCTTGCCTGCCGCTGATAGAAGAAGCGTTACTGCATCTGTCTCTGTCTTGGTCATCGTAGCTTGACCAGTAACATCTTTGTATACTGCGTCTACTGACCAGACCGATCTTGAGCCTTTAAGATTGCTTGCAATCTTCTCTCCAAAAGACGCTGACATTGATTCAAAAGATTTTCCTCTGTAGTTAGTGTGCCAAACCACACCGATCTCGGATCTGAGGATTTCAGAAGCAAGCCTGCTTTTTTCTGGTATAGCGTAAACAATCGTATTAGGATGGAAAGTAATATACGGTTCACCGTTAATCTGTACTTTCTTAATATCTTTCTTCGCATAGAGGAAATCACCTTGTATCACTCCTTTTATATTCATAGCTGGCAAGTATCTCAGTGCCAAATTTAATTTAGTATTCAAATCACCTTTTGTATCAGCATCAACATCCGCTTTAGTCTTATAGACCTTAGGGTTCTTGTTGAAGATACCTTTCTTCGCAACAAAGAACTTACCATCAGAAGGATCAATACCCGCAAACACTGCTGGTGCTCCATCCCATTTGACAGTCACGTTGACTTGGGATTTTGAATTACCAGCTAACATATCACGCAAAGAGCGTAGATAGTTGATCGAGTCTCTAGCACCGTCAACGCCTGCATTTAGCAAGTTGTCTTCGAGGTGCTCCATATGTGTGTTCTTGTCTTCAGTCAAAAATGACGATAGGCGTTTCATGTTATACTCCAAACAATTTCTTTACGTCTTCGGGATTATCGAGGCTATACGTAGACTTGATATTAGTCTTCAGTCTGCCTTGACAGCGATATCCAGCACCGACGACACGATAGTCTTCGCCTTCAAATTTTCTTGCTTTACTTCCAGATGGTCCTAATCTAAATTCGATATTAACAGATCCTTTGTATTCTGGAACATCTAGTTTTAAGGGATTGCTTCCTAGATAGAAAAGACCTGCTTTACCAATCTGAATGTAATATACGTTCTTTCGGTTATATGCTTTAGCGATTGTTTTCGCTGAGTCAAAAGATTGTACCGCATTCATCTTAGTTAAGTAGCCAGCTTTCTGTGCCGCTGACCATGCGTCTTTAGTGACTGAACCGAAAGGTATCGTATATGGTGTTTTTTTGTGGAATGCTACAGGCTCTTGCTTACGAATAAAGTTAACCCAATCTTTTAGTGCTTTGTCTTGTTTCTTTGCCGCTTCTATGAAAAATGGAATAGCGTCATCGTCTACCGCATCGGGTTTGACTAAGGTGTGGGTCTTATTCTGCGTGTCTATTCTAATAGACGTACCGCCCATCTGTGCATTCTTGTCTAGTTTAATTTCGATATTGAATTCTTTACCGTTGTATAATGCTTCAATATCACCTGCGCCTTGATTACTGTATCCTGCGCCTGGTTTGCTACCCACATCTAAGCCAATCACTCCAGCAGACTTCATTGCATCGAAAACTTTCTTTTCGTATGCTAGTCCCTTTGCACCGACTGATTCGGTAATAAAACTTTTAAATCTGACTGTCATTTCTTAACCTTGAATTTAGTATCGTTTGGGTATTCACCAGCTTTAGAATTTCTCAACTCAATTACATAGTTCTCAACTGTGTTACTACATAATATCGTAATCTGTTTAGATTTTGTGGATGGATATCTTATATCATCAATTTTTATATTTTGAGATAACTTATCCAACTTAGTTTTACCTAACCAGAAGACTTTCCACCCAGTTCTCATTCGCCTTACGTAGAAGTAGTTCATACCCCACGCTCTGTTGAAAATCTTTTCGATCTCTCTTGCGCTGGCTTTTGATACTGCGAGTTTCGGTCTAACTTTATTTATACTACCACGTTCATCAAACCCTTCTTGCACTCTGTTTAAATCTACGCCAAATGTGTTTAGAAACTTAGCACCAGCAGAGTTTGGTTGCAGATCGCCTGCAGAGTTGAATAGAGATGCGGCACCAGAATACGAACTAAAAGTATTACCGTTAATATCTTTCAGTGATATGTACCATTCATTATTCTGATTGTCTGTAAGAATGATATCTCCTATGATAGCGCCTAGCTTATCAATAGGTATACCTTCTTTCTTTGTTGCTCCTGTTCTCTGTTTTGCTCCTACGATCTCAGCACTTGCAAAGGGAGCATAGGACTCGCTCATTAGAGTTACAACTTCAGATGTCTCATTATCTGTACGAGTTTTGAAAAAGTTATCTAGTGTTTTGACTGTTCGTACTTCGAACTTTTCACCTGCATTGGCACCTCTTGCAATGATGATGTCGT